TTCAGAAGGTGGTGCATCATCTTACCGCTGTCACCGAGCAACCATCCGGTGGTGACCCGGAACTGCTTGGTGATTTCGTTGACATAATTGTGGACTCCACGATTGACAATGTCGTTGTTGTCGTAGACCACCTCCCTGGTGTATCTCTTCAGGGAGTCGGTCTCCATGGAGTTCCCTTCGAGCATCAGGGCATCCCATCCTCCGTAGGCGTTGACATAATACAGGGCGTATTTGGCGCATGCATCGACTATCTCGAAGGTCACTCCTCCGAGTTCTATGCTCTGCACATTGTCCCATTGGGAAGGGAAGAAGACCGCTGTCCCGCTGCCCGCTGCTGCTGTGGATTGGGAGAAGTCCTGGTTGTAGTCTGCGTTGAAATCATTGGAGATCGCCACCGGAATGAGGACGAATGAGGAGGTCCCGTTCTTGTAGTGGATGTTCGCCCTCACCATTTCGGTATTGTATGCCGTCCATACGATGGGCATGTTGACATCAACCTTCCGGCTTATCGGGAAGGACATTCCCATCGTCTCCGGATTGTAGTCGTAGTCGTAGGACCAGTCGTTGTAGAACTGCATGATGACCCTGTCGGTCCATCGGTTGTTGACCATCGTCTGCACCGAGAATGTGAGAGGGAATGACAGCCTTGTGAAAGTGGCGTTGTCCAATGTCGGCAAGGTGTGCTGCATGTAGTCGGCACAGATGTCATTGATCCGGACGGAAATGTTCTCCTCTCCCGGTCTCCTGTATGCCGTTCCGGTATAGATGGTCTGCCCGAGGTCCTGCAGGATGATCCGGAATCTTGCGGAGTCTCCTGTGCCCAGGGTCACGAAATAATCTTTCCAAATGGGTTGAGCCATACGAAATCTTTTCTTGGAAATATCATTTCCCCCTCGGGCCGTATATCAAGCCCTATTCCTCAGCGATCAGTTTCCGGATGTACCATTCCATGTCATGCCCCAGGGCTGCTTCAATCTTCTCCCTGTACCATGGGATGACTCCGTCCTTGACTTTCTGCAGGTCATGGGAGCCCTGTGTTCCGTTGTTGACGATGGACCTTGTGATGAGGTATCCCAGTTGTTTCGGAGTGGGGATCTTCCCGTTTGCCATGGGACGGGGAATGACCGGCTTGATGTCGATCCACCTCATGATGTGAGGGAAGGCCTTCCAGCCCGGATTCCTGTAGGGAGAGGTCATGTTCCTGGCTCCCTGCACACCTTCCTCCACATACTTCCAGTAGTCCTGCAGGGTCATCGTTATCTCGAAGGCCCTGTCTCCAACCACCACCTGTGTCTTGACCGAGTCGATGAGTTTGTGTTCCCTGGTGTACCGGTCGTTGAATTCAAGGTGCTCCTTGTAGTTGTCCCTTATGTCGTTGGCAAGGTCCTGCAGGACCTGCTGCAGTTCCGCAAATTCTACCAGTTCAGCCATGTCAGTGTGTCTTTTTCCATTGTTCGATATCCCTCTTCTCCTTCTCGCTCTTGTCCTTCCGGTATGACAGGATGTTGAGGAATTCTATTGCGGTCCACCTCATTACCTCATCCCACGAACACCTGTAGGTCTCGGAGGCTGCATCTACATTTGCGATCCATCCCCACTTATCCCCAAAAGGGTCTCCTGTGCCCGGATCTCCTCCATCACCTTCTCCCTCTTCCTCCTGTCCTTGATCCCCTTCGCTTCCTTTCTGGAGTAGTTCAGGGAAGAGGCTATTGATTTGCGAAACAAGGTCAAAAAAAAAGCGACCAGCGACACTCCGTCCGATATCGGCATCTCCTCCCTGATCGCCTTCTGCACCTCAATGATGTCGTATCCTTCGTTGTACCGGTGTCCCTTCGGAACGAGGATGACGGACAGATACTCCACAAGGTACTTGTCAAGGTCCTGTGCATAGGTCTGGAAATCTATGTACTGGGCAGTCTCAAGTCTCCGGAAATCCCTCACCGGATACAGCTCCATCCCTCCGAGGATGTACTTCTTCGGGACCTGATGATAGGTGATGTTTTCCGGCTCAAGGAATGATGCCTTCGCCACAAGTTCCTTGTATTCCCCGATCGGGAGATGGAGGATCTCCTCCTCCGCCACGCCTGTGAGGATTGAAAGGATCTGTGTCTGCTTGTCTATCTCCTCGAGGGATTCGTTGTGCGTGACCTCGAGTATTTCCTGGTACTTCCCGATGGGAAGCCGGTTGTATGAATCAATTATGTCCATATCTTGAATTGCTGAATGAAATTGAATATTGTCCGTATCCTGCCCTTTGTCCAAACCTTGTCCAAACCGCATATCTCAATGCATCCAGGAGGTGGTTGAACTTGTCTATTGGCTCATTGAGTGGATTGCCATCCTTGTCTTTTGCCCACACATAATTCCTCAGTTCCCTGATGAGGTCAATGGAATCCTTCGTGACATAGAGAGTCCACCCCTGCATCCATTGCAGTTGGAACTTGAGTTTGTCCGACTTGACCGGTGCTCCCTTGTCACAGGGGATCACGTTGTATCCGGCTTCGCTGATGTCGGCAATGGATTTCGGCTCTGCACAATCGGCATATATCTCCGTCCTCCTGTTGACTCCGTCCTCCTTCAGGTCATCGATGATGTGCCGGTTCTGCATGTGTGTCCGGTAGCACCTTTGTCTCACCCACAGGATCTTCTTCCTCGGATCTGCTATTACCTGGACTCTTGCCGTAGGATCATTCGTGAATCCGAAGTCCAACCCCTGTATTTCCACAAGATGGTCCATCTCGGTCTTCTCGGGAAGGGAATCGATGAGTTTGAAGTCGTAGATCAGTCCGTCAAGGGTTCCGATTTCTCCGTCAATGTAGACCTTGGCCCAGTTCGGATCATTGGCACCGGCATCGATGATTTCCTGCACCTGTTCGGGAGTGAGGTATTCGTTGTCCCTGAAGGTGGAATGGAGGGTGATGCAGTTGGGTCTGGCTTCCACGATTTCGTTCAGCCAGAAGGAATGGGTCGGGTTGTAGTCGCAGATGATGAGACCTCTCGTTCGGACGAAAAGTTGTCTCGCTATGTCATACGGTATGTTCTGCGACTCGTTTATGAAGAGTCTGTCTCGGGCAGAACCATGCACCTTGCCGGCATTGTCCACCGAGAAGAACTCAAGGATTGACCCGTTCGCCCAGGTATATGTGTGCTGTGTCTCGTTCCATCGGGAGTCCTCCCATAGGTTCTCCACCTCCATGATCTGCTTGAAGTCTCGGATTGCGCCTCGCTGCAGGTGAGGCATGGATTCCGAGACCACCGAGTTGATTGTGGGTTTGCGGAAGGTGTTGACCTCTTCCACCAATGCGATGATGAAGGTCTGAAGGATGGAATAGGTCTTCGATGACCTTGTCCCACCGCATGACGAGATGTACCTGGGATGTCTTTTCCAGGCAGCGATCGTCTTCCTCCCGACCTTCGTCAAACGCATTATCCGAGTCCTCCTTCAATCATGTCCTTCGTCTCCTCATCGGTGGAGATGTTGAGAGTGATACCACCGGAATGGGAGACCTCAGCGGAGATCCTCGGTTTGCCGTAGAGCCTGTCGAGGATGTCCATCATTGCACTCCATCCCCATCCCTCCTTGCAGAGTTGCTTCAGTGCAATCTGCAGGACGAATCCGTATTGACCCAGCTCACCGGACTCCTTGTCCAGATACTCCTTCGCTGACTTCATGTCCGGCAATGTCAGGGCGAAGGCCAGTGTCGCATAGACCTTCTCCTGCATGTCGGTGGGAAGTCCCTTGATGGCTGTGGAGAGTTTCTTGGGTTTCCCTCTCGGGTTGCGGACCTCGCCCTTCTTGGCGGGTATGAGGTTCGCTCTCTGCTTGTCGGTAACCATATCTTATCCTCCTATGTATGCTTGGCTTCTCGCCATTTCTATTGCTATGTCCTTGAGCAGGGATTCGTCATCCGGATTGGGCATGTAGAACCCGTTCTCCGAGCCCCACCGCTTGAACCGGTCAATTGCCATGGACATCTCTTCCTTGGTGAGGTCAGCGGATGACCTTATCGTCTCCACCTTCCCCATGTACCTGTCCACCTTCTGGGTGATGAACAGATCCGGATTCACAAGTCTCTTGAAATACCACTCCTTGCAGTATTCGAGAGTGTTGCCGGTGTCCATGGCAACCACACCGAGAAGAAGGTGCAGGTAGTTGTTCTGGCTCTTCGTCCGGATCTCCTTCCTGGTCAGCTCGACAACTTCCCTCTTCAGGAGCATCTGCTTGCACCTTGCCACGAATCCCTTGTATCCTCTTTCCGTTCTCAGATCGTAGATCATTT